AATCCATGCCGCTGATGCAGCCGCTGTCTTCTTGGGGATACGAACGTCGCCTGACAGACCGTTCAAGGTACGTGCACCCGCCTGCATTACGCTAGAAGCGTTACGCAGTACGTCGATGAAGTCTGCTCCGCGATAATCTTCGCCGAACAAATCTGCTTCATCCGCTGAGTTAAGGTCACGCTTCCAAGTACGCATAACGTCTGTTGGGAGCATGATGCCTTGAGCGGCACGACCGAACTCATTAGAAGCAGCTTCTGAACACTCGAATTCGAATGCGGCAGCTTCTTGAGCGCGACGGTCAGTTGGGTTAGCTAGAGCGTGAATAGCGCGAACGAGAGAGAACTTCTTGAGTTCTTTCTGCGTCATGCCGATGTCCTGCGACTCAAGAGCACGCTCTGAACCGATTACATCCAACAATTCGCCACGGAACTCAGCTACAGAGCGACCTTCAGCGATTGCTCGCTTGGCCATTTCTGACTGATTGTGACGAGCACCAAGCTCAACGATCTGAGCTGCGTCTTTTTGAGCGGCTTTACGAGCTTCTAACTCGATTGCCGCAACATCTACTTCATTTGTCATGGGAGTTTCCTCTTTAACAGTTACGGTTACGGTTTCGGGTGTAGGCTCGCTTGACCGCCCAACACCAACGGAGACATCCGCTGGGATAGACACCAAACTAGCTTCTACTGGACGCCAAGACTTAGCGACATACTTGTCATTGCCCTGACGTTCCATTTTGTTGATAGCGTATCCAATGGATACATTTGCGCGAATGCCATCAACAACATCGTCGAATGCCTCTTTAGCAAGTCCGTTCTTTCCAAAACGCACCGTCGCACGGAGACGCCGTGCCGAGCCATCGAGTTCGACAGATTCTATGATCCCCACCTGCTTCTCGGGGTTGTGGTCGAGCAACACAGGTGCCCTACCTGAACGCAAGAAGCTCAAATCAATGGCTTCCTCAGAGTGCTCCAGTATTTCCATACCGAATGATCGCTCTACAGGCTCCTCAGAGCTGAGAGCCATCTTCACACGGCGCTCGTCTTCTTTGATCGGAGACGCATCCATCTCCATAGCGCGAGTAGTAACTTCTACCTTATCCACTCGCCCTTCATCTTCTTCTACAGCCATCTCTGGCTCCTCTGACTTACCAAACTCTACGATGTAAGAGTCGTCGGTCTCAGTAATGTTCTTAATGTGGCGCTCTTCTTCATCGTAATAACGCTCACTAATCTTAGTTAGTGCAGAGAAACGATGGCCGACCTTGCGATCTGTCGCCTCGCCATCTCTGTACAGGGTAATCAAGGCCGCTGGATTGTCCTCAGTGCCCTCAATCGTGAAGTCCGAATCTGGCACATCAATACTGCCATCACGCACGATGCGACTAATCTTGCCTTCAGCACGACCGCCTGAGCTGTTCCAGCTAACCATGTCGCCGACCTTTAAGTCGTCAGCCTCTGCTCTAATTTCTAGTTCCATGTCGTCACACCTTTCATCTATTGCATCGAGCGACTTTACTTTTGCTCGTGAGAATGAGAATCCTGCATCTCCGCCCCAAAGTGCCCACGCTATGCGCCCAGCACTTGGATATCCTTCTTCCCCTTTATCAAATCCCTTACCGCTTTTATCAACTTCATGTCGACTAAAGAAACTATACATACGGCGCACAGTGCTAGGAGAGAGCTCGCGACCATTAATAATATCGCGGGCACGAGCAACACCAACTTCAGTGCCACCACGACCGTGCTCTTTACGCCACTCCAAACCGCGCTTGGCTTCAGAAACCATGCCATCCGTTGGCTTGAGACTGATGTCTTCACCCTTGTACTTCGCCATCGTCGCCTCCGCTGATATCAGGCGGTATACCCATTTGCACTGCACCATAAGGCTCTAGCGCATAAGTTACGCCAAACTGCTCCATAAGATCCTTATCACGCTGGATCTCAGCTAGCAGCTCTTCCGTGTCCTTACCGTACTGCGCCGCTACATCCTGCAAGCTAAGCACGCCATTCTTCATCCCCAAGATCGCCGCATTCATCTCTTTCATGGGGTCAACCCAATTCCAAGCTCGACCACGGAACTCTGACGCTAAGGAAAACTTATCAAAAGTCGCCATAGGCATGAAGACTGCCTCAACTTCCATAGCCGCACTTAACCACGCCTCATAAACAGGGCGGATAAAGTGATCAATCATAATTTGCTGGGTGTTTCTGTAGAAATCACGCTCTTCTAACGCACCTTGGCGAATCGAGCTATACGATGTCGCCTCTAAGTCATTCGCTAGGGAGGTATATGAGATACCTAAGCCAGACGCCACGCCCTTTAATACCGACTTGTGGAAGCTATCGAACTCACTCGTGGGATACCCGACATCAAAGGTCTTTAGATCTACGCCCTGCGGTAACTGATGAAAGGTGCCTGGTTGAGCATCTATCATGGGTACATTGCCGTCCATCTCGTCAGCTACAAAGCCATCACCGCTAGGTGAGGTGAAGAATCCCATCTTAGACGCGCCCATACGAGCCGCTACAATCGACGCCTCACGCCAGCCATTGAGCTGCTTGATGCTCGCCATAGCTGATGACATCCAAGGCTCACCGCGAGTTTGACCAGCGCGTAACGGCTGGAACACATGAATGACTTTATCAGCAGTAACACGCTTGTGCTTTGGCGACTTCACCATACTAGCGAAGTCATAATCGCCTGGGTGGCTAGTGAGTAGGTGATAAGCGATAGGCTTACGGAACTTGTCTAGCTCTACGCCCATCCTAATCTCGCGACCGCTATCTAATCGCTCGTTTAGCTCTTCATCTACTTGATCTGGCTCAATAAACTCCAAAGTGAAGCTATCGTGGAAGCTGTTACCTCTGTGCTTGATGATAAACACTTCACCATCACGAGCTAAGCCTTCCATGACCATTTTCTGCACGTCTACCCACGACATTTTGCCGTCAGCAGTACAGTTTCCGCGCTTACCCCATGCTTTGAACGCTGTTTCGATAGCTGTGTTGCCATCTGTATCTAGCGCCCCTCTCGGGTCTAATGCCTTAACTTGAAGCTTAAAACCGTGCTGACCGACCACATTTGTCTTCAGCAGGTTGAAATATCGACGTGCGTACTCGTTATTTCTAGCCAAATCACGCGATCTAGCGCGCATTCTAGTAATAACGGGGTGTAATTCACTATCTGGTGATCGTTGAGAGTCAACATAGTCGGCAAACAGGCGTCCAGTGCTCGCAGCATGGTAAGAACGCTTAAAAACCTTCGTTTTATCTTCTGTTTCTGGCTTCTTACCAGTTAGCCTGTCGAATAATCCCATATCAGAACCTTACCTGTATGGTTGAGCCGTTTTTCTTGCCTCTTTTCATCAAACTGTCGTTTTGATGCTTTACTACCTCTTTTCGATAGTAATCTCTCGCATCGACCAGCTCTTGGAAGCTCAGTTTTGTCAAAGATCGACCAGCAATAGAGTAAGAGGACACATCTGAGTCTGCTTTACCCTCTAACAAACTTTCAATCTTTCCAAGCATCTTCTCTGCGTGTATGCGAGGGTCAGCTTGGTTATTATCCATATCAGGGATAGCTTCAAAGTCGCCTATATCGACGACAATTCGGTTTCCTGAGCTGGTTTGAGTGATTTCTAGCTGCCAGTGGTACAAGCCCACCTCAAAATCGGCGCTAGTTGCTGAATCAGCAGTAAAAAGATAGTAGTCAGCGTTCTCTGTGGCCGCTATCTTAATTTCAGAAGAGCCACCACCAGTAATTCGAGCCACATATTCGGCTGAATGGGTCGCTACAGGGTAGTCAGCAACTAAATCTGACCGTTTCCACTGGATGAAGTCGCCTACGACGATCTCAGTGGGTTCCCCTTCTGGAGCGTTTGCAGCGTCGAATAAGTTTGCCATAGCCTATCATCGCCAAGAATTCGCGAAGTTCCCCTTACGCGGATACTGAGGCATGAACGCCTCTTGTTTCCTCTCAGGCTCACTTTCCTGTTTTTGCGGTTGCTCCTGCCCTGTCATTTTATCCGCCAAGGCATTTACATTCACCCCGAGTATACTATACGCGGCGATTGAGTACACCATGCAATCTAATGCTTCGTTTCTTGGCCTAACTTTCTCAAAAACCCGCTTTTTGAAGCCCCTATGGAAGCGTGTAACCGCTTTTTCGGCTGTAAGTTGGCGAAAATACTCATCTTGCAGGATATCGTTGAAGTGAACATACCCTGATCCCGCCTCTTTTATCCGCAAACGCGCAAATATCAAATCCTTAACGGTATCGACGCCAATCGGGAATAAAGGGCACTTCACAGTGTTATTTTTGCTCGGACGACCAGCAATCGGCTTGCCATCACCACCAACACCCTTAATTGCGAATATTCTGCGACCTTGATTCTTTTTACAGTACGCATAAACGCTGTTAGTAAAGTGACCTCCACTATCGACAGCCGCAGCACGTATCATCAAGACCCTGCCCGACTCTGTTTCGTACTGTTTGTTAAGCTGAGTGTCTAAGTCATTCCAAAGATGCGGAGTCGATGGGTCTCCGTACAGAGTGATATGATCTAAAACATAGGATTCATCATCCTTGCCCCATCCTTGCACCGTCATTTCCAAACGGTTGTCCTGCACGTCTACACCAGCCGTCAAAACCATGACTTCATCAGGAACGGACAAAAACTCCTCTCTTCTGTCCGCTAGCTCAAAGTCATCAATCTGCTCGCCAGCATCTTCCCATGTCTCACCAAGATAGGTGTTCGTCCACACACGTAACTGCTCTGGATTCCGTTTAACGCTTAAAAAGTCTCGTACACCGTCAGAAAGAGGTGTCCACGGAGAACAAAGACCATTAATGGCAAATCCTGCTGTACCAGCGAACGGCTTCTGCGCTATCCAATCACCGTTGCGAATAGACCAAACGCGATCCGCCTCATCCCATAAAGTACCGCACTCCTCGCACGCATACTTCGCCGTCTCAGGCTGACCGTCTTCCCATCTTACATTCCCCCACTTGAGCTTCTGAGGAGTGTGGCAATGTTTACAAGGCACATGATATTCACGTTGGTCAGACTTTTCGTAAGCATCCTCAATACGGGATGCTCCCTTGTTTGTCGGAGTAGAGACCATGATGATCTTTCGGTTCCAGAAGGTTGCACTTCGTTTCCGTGCAAGCTGGATGGGATCACCCTCGCTTCCTGCTGACGTTGGGTATCTATCCACCTCGTCACATAGGACGATCCTGATTGGTCGAGACGCAAGACCCGCAGGCGAATTAGCACCCACGATAGTAATCGCACCCCCAGCGAAGACTTTGTGCAGGGTTGTGTTCCCACTGTCACGCGCACGAGGATCTTTTACCTTGTCTTTGAGAACGGGGGTCGAACGGAGTAATCCTGATGCAATTCTGTCTTTCGAAAACGCCTGAGCCATTTCCAGCGTCGGCTGTAAGACGAGAATTGGGCACGGATTATGATGAATGTGGAAGCCAATAATATTGAGTAGAGCTTCAGTCTTACCAAGCTGCGCTCCCGCCATGACGACAACTTCTTGAATCTCAGCGTCAGAGCACGCATCCATTATTCCCCTTTGATATTCAGCTCTTGAAGTAAACCATCTGCCTGGCTCCGCACTACTTTGCGAGTCCAGCCGCCTTTCTCGGTCTGCCCACTCGCTTACGCTTAGCTTTGGGGGCGGCGTCATCACCTTCATTGCTGACTTCAATTTGGCTAGCAGTCGATTCTGTTGGACTAATCGTTGGGTCATATCGTGATAGTTCTTCCAATGCTTCAGTAATTAAGTCTTCTACTATGGCCTGACAAATTCCTGCGTTACTTTCTGCCGAGACTACAGGTGCAGCCTTCGTCGGTATAGATAACAGACGAGCCTTCACCGAGCCAAGTACATCTGTCCACGCTGAGACTACATCATCTGCATTGACCAATTCACCATGTATCTTTTTCAGCTCAAGCTCCGCAATCTCAGCTTCAGCATTTACCTTGCGCGTTCTGGCCTCATCATACGATGACCCTATCTTAACTCCACCCGTGCTCGGCATTCATCCTCCAGTAGTTCGGTTTTCCGTACTATCAGTAGTTCGGTTTTCCGTACGATCAGTAGTGCGGAATTCCGTACACTAATCATCATATTAACCATCATATTAACCTTTGTGAGTCCGTAACACTAATGATGTGAGCTGTTTATTCCATTAAGTTCTAAATTAGTTTTCCTTTATTCTATCGCTAGCGCTCGTTCGCG